CTGCAAAAGCACCGTGGTTCCTGCTCTGGTTGCAGGAACTTGTTGCCAGTACCACTATCAGTGTTGGCCACTACAGAATTAATGGTGGACTTGTAGGCGTCGCCTCTCCATTGGCGTAGACCTCGCCAAACTCGCGCGCCGTCTGCAGCCCGGCCTCAGCGTCACGGCGCATGCCGTCGCTGAGCTGGGAGATCTCCTGCGCTACCGCGGCAGGCCCCTGTTGCACGATGGCGATCGTGCGGAATGGAGGCATGGGGACGCGATCAAGGGAGAAGGCGTCGTTGGCCAGATTGACCCACGCCTCTTCCGAAGAAAGCGGATCAGGGTGGCGCTCAAAAAGCACATCGAGCGCGGCGCTCTGGGCGTCTGCGTTGGTGGCGTTGGTCGACGCTTGGATCAGCGGGGCATTGCGCTGGAGTGCAGGCGCCTCGGTGTTCGGGTTCTCGACCGTGTACTGGGCGCCGACCCCCATGTAGGTGCTGCCACGCGGAGAGCGCACGGGGCCGCGGATGTCGAGACGCTGCGCGGCGTCGAGCGGCGCCTGCATGAACGTCGGCCCGGCAGCTGCGGGGGCGATGACATCCTCGAGGGCCTGCAGGGCAGCGGTCAGGCGCTGAGCGTCTTCGGCGCTGATGGTGCCGCTGGGGTCGACAGGGACGCCCAGCGTCTGCAGTGCCAGCGCCACCTCGGGTGTGATGGGCAGCGTGACTGGGCCGCCCGCCTGCGCCTGTGTGATGGCGTCGTTGATGATGGCGACGGTTTCGTCGGGGATCTGCAGCTGTGCGGCCTCTGCGGCTGCCTCAGCGCGTACCATCTGCCGCGGGCCCTCTACCCGGAAGCCAAAGCGGCGATACAGGTCGAGCCCGCTATCATCGCCATAGCGCGCTGCCATGGTCTCGAAGAATGCGGTCGACAAGGCGGCGTTGGCTTCTGCCTCGCGCTGTGACCGACCTGCGCGGCGCAGCTGCCCATAGATCGCGTCGTAGACTTGCCGGCGCTCCGGTGCCATCTCGGCCATCCGGCTCTGCTCTTGGATCTGCTGCTGGATCTCGTTGTAGGTCTGCTCGACGGCCTTGGCCTCTGCAGGTGTAGACCCTGCCGAGGTGAACGAGCCGCTCTCGGTCAGGAAGTCGCCGTCAGTGCCGCGCAAGCCGGCCCGGGCCAAGCCCTCTGCAGTGACCGCCACGCGGCCGCCAGAGGCCAGCGCAGCTTCGAAGTCTTCGGCCGTCGCACCCAGCTTCACCACTTCGGTGACCGGGTCTTTGTTCTGCGACTGGAAATAGGTGTTCAGATCTTCGGCCTGATAGAACACCGGCACCTTGTTCAAGCCCAGACGCTGGGCCAGCTGCTGGAACTTGGTGGGTGATCTGGTCGCGAGCTGCAGATCCTGCGTGACGTTGGCAAGCTCTTCCATGTTCTGCACGGTCTGCCCAGCGTCGCGCAGCTCGCGCGCGATCCGCTCAGCAACGATAGCTTGTCGAGCCCCAAGCCCACCACCGATGATGCCACCACCGACAAGCCCGCCCATAGCAGCATTAAATGCTTCGAGTAGGGTTTCATCAGTCCAGCGGAAATCTTCGCCTTCAACACCTGCCTTCTCAAGGAAGTACTGCGCGCCCTCTTGGAAAAACTCTTCCACCGCATCGCCGATGAATGCGCGCCCAATGCGGCGAGAGTAGCCGATAGCCGTGCGCTCCATGACCTCACGACTGACTTGGCTGTAGGCGTTGCGCACCAGCCCTGTGGTTCGGCGCGCGGCGCTTGGCAGCAGTACTTCTACCCCGGCGCTGGCCGCAGAGAACAGCCGCGCGCGAAGGATGGCTTCAGTGGTGTACGGCGCGTCACCCAGCAACTGCCCAGACGTGATTTGCCCAAAAGCTCGGGCGTAACCATATTCGGCAACAGCGGCGCGTGCGCCGAGGGGCCCACCAATAACGCCGCCAGCCAGCATTGTGGTCCAAGCAGCCGCAACATCGGCACCTGCGCTGCCAGACATAAACGAGAACCAATCAGCCGCACTGCGCACATCACGAATGTCAGTGAAGTTGATAGTGCGCCCTGTAGCCAAAAGGTTTTGTGCCTCGGCAAACCGCTCGAACTCCTGACGCACAGTCGCAAGATTGACCTGAGACAGCGATACGACATTAGCAATACGCGCGCGCTCTTCTGCGCGTTCGTCTGGTGGCATCGAAGCATAGCGGAATGCCCGTGCTGCCAACGCCGGGCTCATATTTGAGGTCAGGCGCTCGACTGCTCCGCGATCAAGTACTCCCGTGTCAGCGAGCTCTCGCTCTAAGCGTTGGAGCGTACCGAGATACTCGATCCCAAGCTCTGACCGCGTCTGCTCTGCTGCGGCTTGCTCTGCCGGGCTGTCGACGCCGGGAATGAGCCGGACCCCGGGTAGATCCCGATAGATGCCCAACAGCGCGCTTTCGAGGCCTGCTGTGAATGATGATGGGGACACGGTCCTGCGAATGATGCGCTCTGCCGTGCGCTCCCAGTTGATGATGTTCGGGATCTCGTCAGATATTAGAGCCGCGTTCTCTGGAGCCCCATTCATCCATGTCGCGGTAATCTGCCCAGCACGCAGCGCCCCTGCGTTCATGCGGTCCTGATACAGCCGTTGAAACCCACCGGGATCTTGCAGTGCCATAGACGGCGCAGCTCCAGTCAGCGGTGCGCTCTCAATCGCGCGACCGAGCAGATCCGGTGCCACAGTTGACGCGCTGGCACCTTGGGCCGCCAAATCCGCATTGCGGCGCCTATTCTGCTCGATAAGCTCAATCAGGTTCATTACGGCATCCTACTTGCGTTGAGGAGACGGATCAGCTCGTCGATCGCCAGTTGCTGACCGCTCAGCCCGGCCACACCGCTCAGGTTTTGCATCAGCTGCCGCTGCTCGCTGTCTTCCAAGGTACGATACAGCGGCGTAGCCATTACCAGTGCACGGATGTGTGCCTCCGTCAACTGTACCGTTTCCCGCTGTCCGCTCGCTTGCTCTGTTGGTGTATCCAAGATCTGCAACTGTTGGTTTAGGTAGAGCGCGTAATTGTACGCCTGCGCAGGACGAAGTGCGAGGGCATCAGGGTCAGGCGTCATGGTGTTAAACCACGACATAAATTCACGATCGACATCCGCCGGACGCATCGGCTCCGCATTGAACAAGAGGCTTTCCGATAATGTGGGCCCGGGCATTTCTGTTGGAGCGGGGGCCTCATACAGCATCCCCATGACTGACCCAGTCTGGAGCATTTGACTGCGCTCAGTCACTGCGGCCACTGCAGCCTCAGCAGCTGGGGCAACACCAAAGAGGCCAGCAAGGTTTGCCATACCCTGTGGCCCAGCCAGCTCTGCTCGCGCAGCGTTATACACGGCTTCAATGAGCCTAGGTGGGCTAGGTGGGATGCCGCCATTAGCGGTCGTCAGGCTGTTGTACACGGCGCGCAGCTCCTCGCCGGTAAACTGGAGCGGCTCTGGAAGCGCAGAGATCGGGATAGTAAGCTGTGTATCAGAGCCAAATAGCTGCTCGACCGTAAAGCCTTCCTGCTGTTCGATGGTTGTAATAATCTCGAGGAATGAGGCGTCGTCTGTTTCATCGATTGATGTGATATCGACGTCCTGCATAAGCTGCCGAGTGATATTGGCGATCCGATCGTCCAGTAAGGTATTATCGTCAATAAGCGCCTGACGCTGTGTGTCTGTCATATTGGCCAGCTCTGCACGCAGCTGCGCCCGGATCAGTTCAGAGGCGTTAGCCTGCATACCGGCTTCAATTTCAGCACGCCGAACACTGTCTTCAACACGGCCTGCCAGTAATGAAGCGCCACGCACAATATCTGGCATGATAGAGTTGATGCGCGACATTGTGGCCAAGCCCATGACTGCGTTGACGCTTCTAGCTGCTTCAGTCTCAGTCGTGGCTCCAGCAATCTCTCCACGCAGGCTCTGCTGCATCGTCTGTAATTGCCGAAAATCTTGGTTCGATAGGTTAGGCTGCGCTGCCAACAGGGCGCCGTAATCATTGGCGGCTGCCGACCGCACGGCGGACACTGGGCTGGTTAGCCGCATGAACAGATCGTTGTAGACGGCTTGATCGGTCACGCGCTCGGCACCGCTGCGCACTTGCTCGATGTAGCGTCGGGCGGCTGCGGCATCGGTGCCGAGTGCCCCGATGCGCTCTGGCGTCAGGTAGGTCGCCACGTCGCCAAGGGCGCCGCTGCCTTCCTGCTGGGCGCGGTAATCAATTTCGACCTGACCGTAGATGTCCCTCAGGATCTGCGCCCGCTCACGGCTTTGCATAGCGTCTTGGAAGCGGATGTCGGCGACATAGGCCTCCTGCGCCCGCGCTCGCACCTCGGGATCGGTGATCGAGCTGATGTAATCTGCACCGGTGGCGGCAGCCGTCGTGGGCGACCATGACCCCTGCTGCATGCCGCTGGTGAGCGCGCGCAGCTGCACCTCGTTGAGCCCGTTCCAGCCTGCCTCGTGCCCGGCATAGGTCCAGATGGTCGGCCCATCGCCCTCGCGCATATCGATGTGCATCGTGCCGTTGCCAAATCCAAAGCCCCGGAACCCGAGCTGCATCGCCTCTTGCACCAGCATCAGGCGCTCTTGGTAGTTCATGTTTGTGATGTCGATGTCAAGTGCAGCGCCAGAGAAGTGCTGCGACCCGGGGGTCTCGGCTTCACGGCTGGTGCCGGCGCGGGCGATCGCGTCGCGGATCACGAGCGTGCGACCGAGGCGGCGCTGCAGCACCATAAAGGGGCCGCGCAACATTTCGTCCATCGTGACGGCAGCGTCAGGGTTGGTCAGGCGAGACGCGCCATCGAGAGACCCGATCAGTGGGTTGGTGCCTTGAACAACAGCCAGCGGCATGCCGTTGTAATCGACGATCTGGGCACCGCCCGCGCTGGCGTTGCCGGCCTGCGGCACGAACATCGGCGCAATGCCGGTGCGTTCAGTGATTGCCGCGGCCTCCGCCTCGCTCAGCGCGCGCTGATTGATGTTGGCTTCGCGTATCTGCGGGTAGAGCTCGGCATAGGTGTCCGGGTCGATCTGGTCTGAATACTCCTCCAGCAAGGACATAGCAGCGCCGGGCTGTCGGAACTGGGGCCCGGCCAGCGCGGCCACACGAGCGCCCACAGCAGCCGTCAGCGCCTCCTGCTGGCGGTTGCCTGCGGGGCTGCCCAGTTCGGTGCCGGTCTCGCCAGACAGCACGGAGGCCTGCGTGGTGCTGGTCAGAATGCGCCCGACCTGCTGGTTGAAGACCTCATCGTTGGTCGGGTTCGATGTGATCTGATCGAGGGCGTCCTCGATGTTGGCCTGCAGCAGCGTGACCTCGTACTCCCGGCGCTGGCCGGTCTCGTGCGAGATGACGCGAGTGGCGACGGATTGGGTCTCTTGCTGCAACAGCGTACGCAGAGCCAGCTGACCAGATGGGCCGAGGCGCGAGCCATAGCGCTGCTCCATGATGCCGGCAAACTGTTCTGCGTTGGCAATCGTGCGATCGGTGGCACCGATGGCATTGCCGCCCTCTTCACGCAGCACGCCGCTGTCTGGGTTGAAGATGCCATTGCGCCAGTCATTGATGTCGCGCTGGGCCTCCAGCAGGACCGTTTCCCGCTCGCGCCGCCCGAACTCTGACGCCACGTTCCCGAGGGCCTCGCCGACACGGCTCAGCTGCCGGGCGTTGAAAGACAGGTCAGGCAGCTGCGTCTGCTGGAATGGCGTCTGTGCTGCCACAGTCTCCATTCCGCCGAGATCTTGCGGGCCTTGTGTTGCGGGTGTGGGTACACGAACCATTCAGGGCCCCCTTAACTTAGCAGCAGGTCGGAGTTGCGAGACGCAGCCCCAAGGCCCGCGCTGAGCCCGGCGAACGCTGGGCTGATGCTGCGGCCTTCCAATTCAAATAGGCCTGCCTGCGCTTCAAACTGGCCGCCCTGAAGACGGGCGCGGCGAGCTTCGCGGGCAATGTTGCCTTCGAGCGTCAAGATGTCCATCTGCCCGGCAACTGTCAGGTCGTCGAGCAGCATTGCCGGTGTCGTCTCTGGTGCGTCATCGACCAGCAGGCCAGATCCGGCGATGGCAGCGCGGGCGCTGCCGATGGTCTGGTTGAGCGCCTGACGGCGCTGGGCGAGCGCGATGCCGCCGCGCTGCTCGACGTCTTGCGCGTTTTGCGCTGAGATGATGGAGTTGTTGCGGGCGACTGCGGCGTTGTACTCGGCCTGCGCCTTCTGGGCGTTGGCCTGCTGCACCGCGCCAATGGCGCTGATAGCGGTCGAAGCGACCGCAACCGTGGTGGCGAGGTTGGAGGTTACCGCAGCGACTGCAGCACTGATACACATTATGCGGCCTCCTTCTTGTGCACAGTGCCCGCGCTCTCATAGCCCATGCGCTGCAATACGTTGCTGACAGCCTGATTGTCGACGCCAGCATACACGACCGGGCGCAGAACGTCAGCGCCGTTTTCGTTTGCCCACTTTTCGAAGGCACGCAAAAGCATGACGCCTGCCCGGGAGCCGCGATCGGCCTCGCGAACATAGAAGGCGTGGTCAGCTGCGACGCGCACATCGACCCATAGATCCTGCACGATCTCTCCGACAAACGCACCGACCAGCTCGCCGTTGCTTTCGTAGCCGATCGACAGCGCCTCGGGCACCTCGATCAGCCGGGTGAGGATGTAGGCGACGCGGGCTTCGTCCATGGGGTAGGCGGCATAGACGCCGGTGCGGTGCATCTCGCGCGCCAGCTCGAGCAGATGCGGCAGGTCATCGTGGGTCAGGTCTCGGATCATCAGTTGCCCCCCACAGCGACGTCCGGGGCCACGGCCAAGATCGTGATTGGCAGGGGCGAGCGCTGCTCGATGACGACCTGCTTCTCTTTGCTCCAGTCGCCCTTGAGCGTGACGTTCACGTCCTCGGTCACCATAGGCAGCGGTTGACCATAGGCGCTGGGCAGGCCGAACTTGGCTTCGCGCATCAGATCTGTGCTAGGCCCAGTCCACATGCCCATCGTGCGCTCGACCTGCACGGTCAGGCGGTTGATGTTCATCGTGCGCTTGTCGACGGTGTTGCTGCCGCCATAGGTCGAGATCGGCAGCGTGATCATCTGGCAAGTGTATGGCAGGCCCACATGCACGCGGCTGGCAGGCGTGCTGAGCGTGATCGACCCACCGGACACGACGAGGCCTGTTTCTGCATAGCCGTTGGCGGCGGCCACCACCTCTGCTCCCTCAAGGTGAGACAGCCCGGACAAGGTGGTGACCGCCTTTCTGGCAACGCCGCCGGAAGAGTAAGCAGCGAAACCAGAACCGTCATACCCAGAGCCGTTGAGATTGAGCTCGAAGGTGTTGGTGGTGGCGTTGGAGACAATGAAGCCGGTGCCTGTGTAGTCGGCAGAGGCCACCTCGCGCCGGGTGTTGTTGCTGGATACCTCGAGCACGTCCGAGATGTCGACGATGTCGCCGTTGCTCAGCCCGTGCGCGGGTGCGGTGACGACCACCGGATCGGCGGCGGTCATGTTGGTGATGGTGATCGGAACGTCGAGGCTCAGGCCAGCGTCGACGCAGAAGGCGTCCTGCAAATCCTCGAACTCGCGCTCGTCGAGGCGCTCGATGAACTGCTTGATGGTGCCGTTGATCGTGCGGCGCACGACGAAATAGGCGATGTCCTTGTCGCCCTCGCGCACCACAGCCACGCTCTTGAAGTCGCCCAGCGTCGTGGCTCGGGTCCACGCATAGACCTCCTGCTCATTCTGGTACGTCAGCACCAGCGCGGTGCCGTCATCGCGCACCAGCCAGATCAGATCGTAGGGCGACGGGGCAAAACCCCAGTCGACGATGTCGTTGTAATCGAGCAGATGGCGCGCCAGCACCGTGATGTCGCGGCCCGTGAACTTGTCGGTGGCGAACTCGTAGGACAGCTCGCGGATGACGTTGCCCGGTGCCATGTAGAGCGCCACGTCGCCCGCCACAATCGGGCGCAGCGCAGTCGAGCCGTAGTAGCTCTGCGGCTTGATGTTGATCGTCGACGGCGTGAAGGCGGCGTCGCCCTGCCCCTTGACGCGGAACTCTGCGCCGGTGGTCAGCAGCACGAGATCGCTCAGCGGAATGATGTGGCGGATCTCGTTGATCCGGCGCGCCGCCAGCGTGGCGATGATCGCGTCGTCATCGCGCAGCGGTGTCGAGGTGGCGAAGTTGTAGAACACGCCGGTCTGCGTCATCCAGAAGCGGTTGGGAAAGGCGTCGGAGTTTGCGTAGATCTGGCGCTGCTGGAAGAAGCCGGTGGTGCTGGGCCAGAAGCCCGCGCCTTCTTCGAATGGGTTGGCAGCCAGCGGCGCGGTGTCGCCGGTGTCTGCCTCGATGAAGTCATCGGTGAAGGTCAGGCTGTCGGTGCGCCCGATGAAGCCGTACAGGCCGCTCTCGTCGGCGCGGTAGACGTTGTAGGTGTCGGCGTCCGCGGCTGCCGCCCATGTGATGGTGTTGTCCCACGCCTGCGCCGTAGCCACAGCGGTGACGAACGCGGTGCGGACTGAGCCGCCGCTGACGTAGGCACCATAGCCGGTGCTGTCGATCGGGGCGCGGCTGGTGCTCATGATCTCGATGGTGGTCGAGCTGGGGGCGTCGAGCACAAGGAAGCGTCGACCGTTGAGCTGGGTCATGCCGACGACGCTTTCGATGTAGATCTCGTCGCCGTATTCCAGCGTGTGGGCAGCGCTGAGGGTGACCACAGCTGGGTCGGCCTGCGTGATGCCGGTGATGGTCAGCGTCGAGCTGGACAGAGCCGACAGGCTCTCCTCGAAGGTGTCGCGGTTGTTGGCGGTCACCTTGTACTTCAGCAGGTCGCCGTTGACCGTCCATGTGCCGCCGCTGGTGTAGGCGGTGAAGCCCGTGCTGTCGGTGCCCTCGAGGCGGAAGGTGTCGGCATCAATCGCGGTGATGCGGTAGGTGTTGCCGTTGACCTCGGTCATGCCGACAACGCCGGTGATCTCGATCTCGGCACCGGTTGCCAGCCCGTGGCTGGTCGACGTGACCACAGCCGGGTTGGCCTGCGTGATGCCGCTGATGCCGCCGCTCTGGGTGTAGTTGTTGGTCAGCGCCAGCGCGGTGGGCGCGGCTTGGCTGGGCGCGAACGAGATCTCGGTCAGCGTCCAGTTGGTGTTGGTGATGCGTACCAGCTCGCGCGGCGCATAGTTCGGGTGCACGATCGTCATGACGTCGCCGCTCTGCGCGAAATCGAGCGCGAACAGGTCAGCAGCGACGTAGGGCGTCGCGATCTCGTAGGGCGACCCGCCGCTCAGGATCTGGCCGCCGTAGGTGTAGAAGCGCATGTACTGATCGCCGACCTCGAGGATGTAGGTCTGCTCGGTGTTGAACTCGAAGGGGATGATGCGGGTGGTGCCGGTGGTCTTGGCCTCGGCAATGAACTGCAGGCCCGGGCGGCTCTCCATCCCACCTGTGACCCGAACGAAGAAGTTTTCGGCGCGCTCAACAGCGACGGCGCGCTTCGACAGGTCGACACGGGCAGCTACTGACGGGGAGACCTCACCACCGGCAAAGCTGGGCTGGATGAGCTTTGCCATGCATCAATACCTCGCAGCAATCCAAGTGGCCTCAGCCGGGCGCACAGCCTCGAAGCCCTCGTTGGCGTCGGTCGCCTGCGCCTTGCCGAGCTCGAGATCGGCGAGGGTCTTCATGTCGGACATGATGGAGCGGTCGCCGGTGATCGGCATCGCGATGTACTGGGCGATGCGATACGCCAGAGCGGTGACGAACTGCGGGTCGAATTGCTGCGGGTCGGTGACCTGCTTGGTGTACTCAATCGTCGGTTGGCTCTCGTTGCACAGGATGACGTGCACGTCGGCGCTGTTGCGCGCGGTCTCGAACCGGATCGGTGGTTGGTTGTCGCCCAGCGGGTTGACGATGCAGATGATACGCAGCGCGTCGCTGGGGTAGGTGAACATGTAATCCCAGTTGCCCGGCACGACGCCCGTCAGTTGGGCGGGCGTCGAGTATTTGCGGGCGAATTTCCACGGGTGCTCACGAAGGACCATGTCGCGCACGTTGTCAAAGACGAGCTTAACCTGCTCGGCCTCCGGAGATGCTTCATTCAGCGACGTGATGTCATATCTGTCGCCGAGATGTTGAAGCGCAAGGCGCGCGATCTGGACTTCGGAGCTCATGGCTTACTCCTCGGAGCTGGGCTTGCGGCGCGACCGCACAGGCGGGCGTCGGTTGCTTTCCACAGCCGATTGGGGGCCGGGCGCTTCGGCGCGCTTGAGCTGCACCTCGTCGACCACCTTCGGCTTGATGGGTTTGGTCTGCCCTTCCTCTTCGAGGATCTCTTCGAGCTGGGCTTTGTCCTCGATGACTTCAGCGGACGCAGGGAGCTTGCCTTCATCGGCAAAGAAGTCTGGCAGGGTGTAGACACGACCGGCGTTCTTACCGCGACCCATGCGCCCGAAGGCGGGGTGGTAGAAGCCGACTTTGTCGAAGCGAACATTGATAGGCATGGCGTTGTCTCTCTCTTCCTAGAGTGATGGTGAAGGCGGGGCCCAATGATCGGGCCCCGCCGAGGTCTTAGTTTTGGCCGTCCGGATAGGCTTTCCACTTGGACACATCTTTGGTCAGGAAGGCGTTGATCGCCCCTGCCGTGGTCGTGGTCGTCGCAGTGACGCACAGGATGCCAAGGTAACGCTCGTAGGCGTTGCCTTCCATCGGCAGCGCGACGGCTGCGATAGTTGCACCAGCATCCAGAGCATTGGCATCGTCACCATCGGTGACAAAGGTGCCAGTGTCGAAGTGGATGGTGGCAGAGCCGTCAGTTGCGATGGCTGCCTGCGCGTCCGACGCCAGCTGGAACTTGACCGTACCGGCAGAGCCGCCGGTGATGATCGAAGTGTCGCACTGGATGACGAGGTAGATTGGTTCACCGTTGCCGATGTCCCGCGCTTCCTGCAGGTCGATGACGTCGCCGATGAGCGCGGTTCCGGCGGCTGCCGCAACGCTGGTCGCATCGGCGAACTCGAGTAGGCTATCGAGGATCATGATTGATCTCCTTTCTCAGGCTCACACAACGCGAGCTTCGTTGATGGACAGGGCGTCGCACCGACGGATCGGATAACCACCCCACGAGGTCTGCATCGTGCCACCGACCATCTCCATGGTCAGGGTCGAGTTGGAGACCTTCTCGGACGTCTGACGACGCAGGAACGCGAGCACCTGCTTGTCCATGTACCAAGCGCAGCGACCGAACGAGGGGTTCGGGATCTCCGTCAGTGCACGGTGCATCAGGTCGTTCAGGTCTGCACCAGTGGTCAGATCTGCAGTCAGCAGCGAGCGATCGATGTTGGCGATACGCACGACATAGCGCCAGTCACGAACCGAAAGGCCCGCGTCCCAGCGATAGTGCGTACGGTACGCCTGCATGCGACCGTTGTTGCCGTCGGCGTCTTCGATGGTCACTTCACCCAGATCGCGCTGCGACAGACCAGCTGCCGAGCCCTTCGGCACGATGCCGTGGCAGGTGTTGGGCGACCAGCAGATCAGCCAGATCGAGGCGTTGTCCGAGCCGGTTCCGCCACCGTCAATGATGTTGTCGCCGTTCTCGGCAGCCAGATCATTGTAGCGGGGAGCGAAGCCAGTGAACTCTTCGGGGGCGGTGGTTTCATCGCCGTAGAAGAGCGTGTCCGCGATCTCTTGGTTCATGCCCTCGATGTGAGGACGATCTTCCTGCAGACGGAAGGCAGCGGGGTCGCCCGCCATGTCCACGAGGGCCTTGTCGACCTCCGCGTAGTCTTCCAGCATGCCGCAGGTGTCCGTCACTTGGACCGCACGGCTCTTGGTCGGCTGAACGCCGCCGTAGAGCTTACGCCAAGTCGGGGTCGGGAGCCCCGAACGGATCGACGACCGATGACCGGTTGTCAGGTTGCCTTCGAGCCAAGTCATATCCGCGAGGATTTCGTTGGTCTCGTTCAGGATCTCGATGACGTCCGCGATGGAGCCATCAGGATCGGTGACCTTCGCGAGATCTGCTAGGGTCGGGTTTTTGACGCCAAGTGTGGCCATGTTGGGCCCTCCTTCTGTTACGCCGATTTGTCAAACATGGACGGATACATTCGCTTCAGTGTCCCTTCCGTCTGCGGGGCAGCATCGCCCTGCAGAAGTTTCGGGTCAGCGATTGCCTTGCCCACGCGGTTCAGGAAGCGCAGCACCGCGGGGTGGTTGCCGATCGCTAGTCCGTTCGGGTTGTCTTGGCTGGGCGACTTGAGCAACGCACGCAGATCGGCATCGCCGAACTGCTTGATGGCGTTTTCCGCGACCTTGAGGTTATCGGCGAACTTTTCGCCACCGATCTCCTTGTCGGCCTTGGCACTCTTGCGCCAGTCCTCGACCCGTCCATTCCAGCTTTCAACAGCCACATCGTTGAGCTGCTGCGCGCGATTGATGTCGTACTCGATCAGCGATTGGTACTGCTTTTGCGACAGCCCCAGCTCGCGTGCTTGATCAGCGAACGCCTCAATCTTGCCCTTGGTCTCGGCGTCAAGCTCGAGGCCTTCGGGCGGCTCAAAGGTGTACTTTTCTGGCACACCCTCACTTCCACCGCTCTCGTCATCCGACAGCAGATCGGCGGCATCTGTGGCACCTGCATCAGCAGACGCAGAAGCATCGGCAGCGGTGGTGTCAGCTGCCGTGGCTTCGGTTGTCTCTTCGGTTCCGGCGAGCAGGTCGCCTTCAGCTTCATCAGCCATCGTTCTTTCCTCTCTTCCTAATCGCCGAAATGGTTTTCATCCATCATCAGCATATACTTGGCCTTCGCCTGTGTGCGGATCTGCTCAAGCAGCGCCTCGCCCACGGATCTGGCCCCCTCGTTGAAGGCGGTGCTGTCACTGTCGCCCGGGATGTGACTGAGCCTGCCTACATGACATGTATCATAGATCAGCCCGTACAGGAAGCGACGCCCACGCGGCTCTTTCAGGATGTAGTCCAGATCGCGTTGGCGATCGGCTTCTTCCTTCTCCGCTTTGGCGACCTGTGCCGGATCTGATGCATCGTACGTCATACGGTCGTGCCTCCACCTTGCAGCAGTGCGGTGAGGGCGTTCGGGTTCTGCGTGTCAGCTTCAGACAGCACCTTGGCTGCCTGTGCGCCCTGCTGCAGCTGCATCATCTGCTGCTCTGCCTGCTGCGCCTGCGCGCGCTGCTGGCGGATCTGCGCGACCTGATCAGCATCGCGCAGGATCTCAGGGCTGGTGCCGAGGATCTCGCCGTAATTGCGGATCGCCTCGTCTGCGTTGAGGTTGTCTACGATGTCAGGGAACACGGCGCTGAGGTTGCCAGCGAACGAGAAGGTGCGCTCGATCGATGCCGCAGCGACGGCCTCCTGAGCTTGTGCCAGCAGCGAGATGTACTTGACCTCGAGGTCGACGCCCTCGATCGCTGGCGGCGGCGGTGGCAGCAGGCCTGCCTCGTACGCAAACAGGAACACGTCCTCGATCAGCGGGTCGAGCAGTTCGGTGTTCAGGCGCTGCAGCACCGGGCCGAGCAGAACGAGCTTCTCCTCGTGGCGCTCGGCAACCTCGGTGGCGGTCATCATGCGCCGATCGCTGTTGATCATCATGGCGAACAGGTCAGCGTAGAAGCCGCGCTGGATGCGGTTCTGCACCTCTTGGATGTCCATCATCATCTCGTTGATGCGGGGCTGGACGAGGTATGCAGGCTGGAAACCCTGCGACCCTTGCTGCGGGTCGACGTAGGTCGTGCCACCCGGCAGCACGGTCGACGGCTTGCCCTTCAGCGAGAGACTGCCAACCATCGGCGGATTTACCATCTTGTCGATCGCCTGCGCCTTGCGCTTCTGTTCGTGCTGCAGCTGCTTGATGTCGCCAAGATATTCCATGCCGGGGCTGACGCCGTAGACGTCTCCGCCCAGCACATCCCATCGCGGGCAGTAGGCAGGGAAGCGATCGAAGCCACCCTCCTGCAGCAGCTTGTCGCCGTCTGCACCCTTCTCCATGTAGACGTCCATGAACGCCTTGTTCTTCGGGTCGAGCGGGCGCGTCAGGTTGCGCTCTTCCATGCGACGTGGCTGGATCAGGTGGATGATCTCGATGCGCTCGTCGTAGTTCTTCTGGTCCCACAGACGCTTGACGGTCTTGGAGACGTTCGACCAGTCCTCGGTGCCGTCGCGCTGGATGACGAACTGCTCGACCACCTGCGATACGCTCATCGTGAACTCGCGGCCCAGTGTGTCGACGTTGCCGTACTCGTCCTCAGCAATGACGTACTCGCCAGCGGTGAAGGGGCGGAACGAGACGATGTCGGTCGGGTGCCGACGGCGATAGAGCGCCGCAGTGCCGAACGCTCCGAGCTCGCTGTAGACCGTCGATGCGCTGTTGTAGAAGTTCGAGCGGGTCAGGATGGTGCGGATTATGCGCTCAGACTGGCCGAGCCAATCCTTGACGCCTGCCGCGTCCATCATCTCCGGGTCTGGCGTCTGCAGGCGAAACCACGGGCGCGCTGGGCTGGTCATGCCTGACATCATGCCAGCAGCCAGTGTCCGCAGCGCTTGCCCGCCGGTGTTGTCGACGATCTTGGTGCTGCGCTTGCGACCCTTGGTGCTCTGGCTCTCAAGCAGATAGCGGCCCCGTCGCGGGATCAGGTAGTCCGAGATCTCGATCCAATGCGAACGCCAGCTCGAGCGGTCGTCCTCGAGCCGTTTCCAGCGCAGAAAGATCGCGCCCCGCTTGCCCTTGAGCGAGCTGTTCATCAGGTTTTCTGGCGTCTGCGCTACCATGTTCGTCCCTTACTCTGCCGCCAACGACGGCTTGGGCGGCGGTGGTGCAGCATCCTGCGCCTTTGCCCGCTCCGCGATCGCTGCGTTTGTGCGTTGCTGTGACATCACTGCCCCGTCAAAGATTTGAGTGCGCGTGCCGTGTCGCTGACGCTAAGGCCCTGTGCACCGCCGAGGTTGCGAACGCTGCCGCCCACGCCCTGCTGCATGCGACCGCGACGGCTGGCG